CCACTCCTATCTGAAATTGCTAATGCATATTTACCTTTTGCAAACTTCGCCATTATATCTCCGGATAATAAGTTTTAGGAGAAATGTAAACACTCGCTGGTGAACCATCTTCTTGTAGCGCTCTGTTTAATTCATCCTCGTAAATTAATTTACATTCTTGTGTTCTTTGTGGAGCTTTTTTCATAGACAGATAATAAGCTAGACCTGCACACATACATGGTACAAATCTGTTAACTACATCCGCTTCGTTAGTATAATCTCCAGCATCTTGAATTCTTTTTAAATAATAAAAATGTACAAAGTTTCCTGCTTGTGTATCGCCAGGTGTTAAATACAAAGTCATTGTAACTTTATCTATAAATCTTTGAACCCAATATTGTGATGGTTGACCTGTTGCAGTTTTATTTGAAAATGCAGAATATTGAGATCGGTTAATTTTTGAAAGAGGAGTGTCCACATTATCAGTCGTTCGGTAACTAGCTTCAAGAATATCTGAAGCACCATAAACGGCTGTAGGACTTGAGGTTCCGTCAGTTGTAGATCTGAAAATTGTATATTCGTTTTGACCTGAAACTAATGTAAAAGTATTTTCAGCAATTTCCCAAAAATGCGTACCTCTGTTTTGCCATTCTTGAAACATTATGTTTAAAGAACGTCTTGCTGTTTTTAAATCATTACCAGAGTAATCAAAGAAGCCTAATCTTTCAAAAGCCTCAGTTATAATATCATCGATCGAGAAAGTTTTCTCGAATGTTGTTGTGCCTGAAAAAGCCATTTAAACTCCTTAAAACGTGCCAATGATTGTACAGAAATCGCAATTAGTTAAATCAACATACAATCCTGCATCACATCTAATTCCATCTTCAGGTATTTTAAATTCATGCACATGATTAGCTGCCGAAGCAAATTTACCATGAAAAACTAATTTAGAAGCAGTCTTATCTGAAGTTGCTTCGTCGTAAATTTTTACTTCAGCGTCCGCATCAGTAGATTGCGCAAACACAGATAGAATTCTTGCTTTAGTAATAGTAGTGGCACTCGTGCCAACATATTTTTGAGCTTGTCCATCTGCTGTTAGCGGAATAGTTTGTTTAACGTCTGATCCAAAAGCCATATTTTTCTCCTTAAAATTTTATGCGGGCCCGAAGGCCCACATCTAATTATTTATTAGTTACCAAAAGGTGTAGCAATTGTGCCATCACCAATTAACAAACCTTCAACCATGTAAGTATTAGCTGCAGTTGCAGTAAACTTAATTCTAGATCCGATTAAGCCACCTGTAGTAGCATTACCAGCTCCAGCTTCTCCGTTTAAGTTTACAACGTCGTTTGATGCTGCAGGTACGAAAGCTTTTTTCGCGCCGTCATCAACACCGATCATTACTGAACCTACAAACTTATCAGTTCCATCAGTTGAAATAGTTCCAGTGAATTCATCAATGAAAAGAATTTCAAAAGTTGTACCAATTGTGCTTGGGTTGTTTGGATCTCTTCCTGGTCCTGCAGTTGCTGAATCAGTTCCACCAACGATTGACGGTAAAGTAATCGCTGTAGGTGTTCCAACTGGATCCATAGTAAGAATTCTGCCTGCGTGATCTGCTACAGTTAAATTTGTAGCTGCAGTTAACGCAACAGTTGATCCTGGTCCTATTGATTGAAATCCAGAACGTGATCGTACCGGACCATCAAATGTAGTATTTGCCATAGTATTATCCTCCTAATTACGTTCATGCAGTCTTTAGGCCGTCGACTATACTCGTCTACATGAACTTATTTGTATAGTGATTATTTTATATACTAGATTTTAGTAGAGTGCAAGAGAGCCTGTAATGTGAATGCGATTTATTCAACGATGTAGCTTTTTATTAAGTAGCTACAGAAACTTGGGGTGCAGCGTCTTCCACCTTATTAGCTAGATGCTCTTTTTTAGCTTCTGCTAATTTTATATGGCTAATTACTTCTCTGACTTTTCTGTCAATCTTAACCATATTGAGAGTATATCTACCCTCTTTAAGATGCTCCTGCTCCCATTCTAGATCCAGACCCTTCTTCTTTGTGTAAAGGTCGTTCAGATGTGTTTGCATTTGCTCCATCTATAACCTCCTCATAGGTTATTCTATTAACTCGGTTATCATAAGAATTTCCGAGATATTCCCAAACTATAACTTTTTCTCCCAGTTTGTCAAGTATAGCCTGTTCTAGTGAGGCTGGGTTATCTTCGGCCAAAAGGTTAAATTTAACATGATGGTCATAAGCCCAGATATTTACTAGAAATTGTTTCATTTTTGCTTTCTATTATTGAAATGAGGCGGAACTATGTCCCGCCTCAAATTTTTTACGATTACGCTCCAGATACTCCGAAGATACCTCTAAAGTCAGATACACCAAATCTGTATCTTTCTCTAGCTTTGTATCTTACGTTACCAGTATCGAAATCACCTTCCATTGCTGTTCTGATAGGCGATCTTTCGAAATACTTCATACCATTTGGTACGTCAGTAATTAAGAAGAACGCATCAGTGTCAGTTAAGAAATTGTTCACTCTGTAACCTTGAGGAACCATTCCCATAGAAACGATTGCGTTGATATCGTTGTCAGCTGTTGAAGTTCTACCTTGAGACTTCATCAATCTCTCTGCAGTAAATTGTAGCTCAGATGGAACTATCATTTTTGTTCCTCTTGCTGCAATTTTTAAACCTCTTTCATCAGTCATTTTCGCTATTTGTACTAGCGAATCTTCTAATGAAGTTTCGTTTAAGTCTGCTTGAGTTGCTAAAGTGTTAGACACTGTTCCAGCGATCGTTGGGTGGTTTGTAACGAATAAGTTACTACCATCTCCAGAAGTAAAGCTACCTCCAGAGAAACCATTGATCAATGGATCAACTGCTTTAACTTGTTTTGTGTTCGCCATAGATCTAGCTAATGCTTTTGTATATCTAGAAGCAAGTCTGTCATACAAGTTATCCTCGATCGCTTCTTCAGTGATCGCGAATGCAAGCGCAACTGTTTCCATAGTGTATCTAGCTGTGTAAGTCTCTTGAGCTGTGTCAAAAGTTACTGCAGATCCTTCTGGTTTAACTGCTGCATTTGCAAAACCTGATAACATAACTTCCTCTTCAAACGCTCTGTCTGAAGTTTCTGTTACATATATCTCAGCATGCTGATTCTCATAACGTTTATACTCTAAACCGAATAAGGCATTCAAACCCGGCTCGAGTTCCTTGACTAATTGTCCTCGTGATATTGCCATGTTGTTATCTCCTTATTAGATTCCGGCTACTGCCGCTTTGTAGAAGTGCTCGTTAATTGTAACTACGAAATTAACGTTTGAAGTTGTTAAATCGTTGTTATCAATGTTAGTCGATACTCCCATTACTTTTAGCTGACCTGAAGTAGTACTTACAGTTGAGTCATTTAGCTCTACTTTTGAAACGTAGTTAGCTGAATCACCTGCAGTGTACTCGATGTCGTAATTCATGAACACATCAGTTTGCGCTGAAGCAAGTGTGTTGTTCGATTGAATTTCGAATCTTTCATACGGGTCATCTGCTACGAAAGCAACAATATCTGTAGCTGTGTTAGAAGCTTTCAGATTGTTTGCAAACGTAGGCTTACTTGTGTTTGCGTCGGTAAAAAATATTCCGTTCAAAGAACCGATCAATGTTTCACCAGCTGCTGCAACTCTTATAGTTCCTTGAGACGCTGCTCTCACAGGGTCTTGGAAATATATAGCTGCTGAACTAGCAGATACATCGTACTCAGTTAAACCTTGATTGGCATCATTTTGTCCGACTTTTCCGATCGGTCTTAGACCGAACGCTGCGTCTTTGTTTGCCATGTTATGTCCTCCTTATGAACATTTAGTTTAACTTAGTGGGTAAAGAATTCTTAATTAGGATTTCTTCGAGCCACCAAAAGTCACACGCGATTGCCTATCGATATCGATTGGCATGCTTGGGTGCTGTTCCTTCATAAGATCGTTGTCCATCGCTTCTACCTTGTCACTATGTTGTTTTGCATAGTACTCAGTTCGTTGCTGTGCAATCTCTTCCGGTACCCTAGCCAGCACTAGGCCGCCTACACCGATCATCCCCTTGTACTTGCCATCTTCGACAACTGGAAATTCAGAATCTGGATATTCGTCAGCTCTCACTAATTCGTATCCTGATCTTATTCTTCCTTGGATATTTTTTGTATCCTGGAATCCTAAAGATTCTGCTCTTAGCCATCTATGTCTAAAACCTGTTGGCGCAGGGGGTGCATCTAATGATGACGGGGGAGTCCAAACTTTTTTCTTTTGAGAAACTTTTTCTCTAGTCTGACTCGCACGGGATGCTCTTTTATTATCTTCGCTCATATGCTTACGCCTCCTTCGTGATGTTTAATTGTTTCGCATATTCTTCAAGTGGCACACCTAATTTTTTAGCGATTGCTACCTGTGATGATGTGAGTCTCACAGTTTTGCGACCTGATCTTGTACTTCGCTTCGCTGAAGCTACTGTCTGTACTGGCTTGGTCGTTTTTTCAGCCGTATCGTTATTATTAGCAAATTTATGCGGAAATTCCAACCTAATTCTTTTGTCTATTTCAGCATAATATTCGTCACTTGAGGGATCATAACCTTCTACTTCAGTTAATGTTTTATGTAGATCAA